TAAAAATCTACCAATGTCAACTGTCTTCTCTAAACTACTTAAAGACAGCTGCGTCTATTTGGCAGAGAGGTGTAAAATCCTCTAAACGATTGGTTGGATTGCTCGTGAGGGCGATTCCTCTAATCGTGGGTGCAAATTCCCTGAGTTGGGTTAAGGCTGCGTTTGTATTCTCTAAGTTTGCTGTTGGTATGATCCAGTCCCAGGGTCACAAGGGATTGGCGGTCTATCTCAAGGCAGCTAACGTGTCACTGATGCGTTACTTGTCTGGGAACAGAATCGTTAATCCACGTGATGCTGGTTCTGCGGTGGCCCTTAGTCACGGAGGTATTCCTCGCGTGATTCCTGGGAGTCACCGGCTACGAATAATCCAGGGAGACCTTGGAGTCATTCGGCTCTGGTTGGGAATGTTTACACTCTATAGAGTGCTAGACTTCCGTGGTAAGATGTCTATTCGAACCATAACTGGTGAAGGACGGTACGTTTCTAAATTCTTCTTGGAGGAGTGGTGGCTTTTTGTTAGTAATGCTTTCATTAAGTCTATCATTTCTCTGGGGGGGAGGAAGTTCCGTACTGATCTGGTCCCTAAAGATAACCGACCGGAACGTTGGTATGAGTACTTTGTTAAACGAGTAGATGTTGTGGGACATAATCCTGGAACATTGAAAACTTTTCATTTGTACAAATCCAATTACCGCGAGGAGCTTTGGGGATACGTAGTTCGGTTGTTTCCCTTGATGAAATCGGGTCCAAATACGAAGAAGGGGACGGTCAATGTTGCGAACCTTATTGAAGATGTTTCTTCATGGGTTTCAAGACCGGTGCTGTTGGTATCTTTGGTATCAATAGTTGCCGTCACCCGTTGCTGGCACTTACTGGATACTCCTGCTTGGGTAGCTGGGCGGAAAGCATGTGCGAAAGCGCATGGTATTACGCTCAATGCCCTTGATAGTGGGTCCGGTTTGCGTCCGCAAGGGTGGCTTGGTCGTCTCTCATTTGTTTATGAACCCGGTAAGATAAGGGTTGTCGCCATGGTTGACTGTTTTACTCAGTGGTTGTTGTACCCGTTGCATCGTTTTATCTTTGATTGCATTCTGAGGGTAATACCTCAAGATGGAACTTTCAATCACGTTGCACCGGTTAAGAAATTAATTGGTGTGATGAGAGAGAGAGGGCTGTCTGAATGCTTTTCTTATGATTTAAGTGCTGCGACGGATCGACTTCCGGTGAGTATTCAGGAACTGTTGCTGCGTGTATTTACTTCGGTGGATTTTGCTTACCACTGGCGGAAACTACTGACAGAACGGGACTATAAGCTACCAAACGATTATATCTCACGATATGGTCGTAAGGGAGGCGATAGTGTCCGCTATGCGGTAGGTCAGCCGATGGGAGCATATTCATCGTGGGCGATGCTCGCATTGACGCATCATGCGATTGTCCAATTTGCGGCTTTCAGAACCAAACGCTTCAGTGGTTGGTTCGATCTGTATGCAGTTTTGGGTGATGATATAGTGATTGGTGATCGCTATGTCGCAGCTCAATATGTAGAGATCATGGACACGCTGGGAGTTAAGATTGGTTTTTCGAAATCAATTATCAGTAAGAACCTAAGCATTGAGTTTGCGAAGCGCTTCTTCTATAAGGGTGTAGAGGTAACCCCTCTGCCTCTTGTGGGAGTGGGCGTTAGTTGGCTTGGTGTGTCCGGGGTACCGGAGATCGTGAAAACGGTCAAGGAACGAACTGGTAAACTTCTCAGCTTAGCGTCCATTGGTAAATGCATAGGTCTAGGATACAAGGCATGTTCTGGTGCGGCAACCAGCCGTATCAAGGATATGCCAAATATGCTACGATCAATTGTAGTTCTCTTATCTCGCCCTGGTGCGAGTATGGGTGTCAACGATCTTTGGGAGTGGATCCGGCTGAAAAGATACAATTCGGTCGGTAAGGCTACTAAGGGTTGGTGTGTTTCGGTGATTGATACGATCCGTCAGCGACTCATTTCTCGGGATACACGTGAGACGCGGAAAAAGCTGTTTAAGGTTTTTGTACCTTTCCAACTTGACCGTGAACACACTGTGGAAACCGTAGATCTGGGAGACTGGTGGACACGTACAATCAAAGAACCATACAAGGCTCCCATGCTTGATGCCATAAGTGAGTTTGAGGACATTCAGAAAGAACTTACCTCAAGTTTGGATGAATATAGCGAGGAAAACCTCTTAGCTATTATTGACCGCTATGACCATCTCGAGGCGCTCCTCTGTAAACTCCCTACTGCGGTTAACTTGGTTCGAGATATGTCAGAAGTTTCTGGCTGCTCTCGGCCTCGTCGACCAAAGCAGGTGCGTTTATGGAGAAAGTTGTCTCGGTTTGGTCGTAAGTCGGGACTTGTATAGTAATATGCGAGTCTTCTCCAGACTTCTTATCTCAGTTCAGGGTGCTATTAGATGTCCTGACAAGATATCTTCTAGTAACTTTGCATCCAATGCCTTCTTTCTTATGTGATTCTTGAGATCCTAGTCCTCATTTGTGAGGTGCTTAAGATAACATTTAGAATCGGCACAAGTATTCGA